CGTGCTGGACTTCCTGGCCGCCATGATGAACGACTACGCCGAGAGCCAGAACTGGCAGATCCGCTACACCGGGCGCGAGCTCGGGCGGGATCTGAGCTGGCAGGAGTTCCAGCAGGTCCAGGAGCTGGTCATGGATCTGGTGACCTCGGCGATCAGCTCCGGCGACGAAGAGGCGCCGGACGAGGAAGCGTCAAAAAACTGAATGACCAGGCTGATGGCGACAGAGGCATCAACCTGGCGTGGTACCTGATGGCGTGGCTCACCGTCTTCCACGGGACCGAGGAGGCCTTCTGGAAGACGATGACGCCGCGCCGGATGGATCTGCTGCTGAGTGCCTACGCGGGCCCGGCGAAGAAGCCGCAGCAGCGCTCTCTGTCGGAATACCTTGCCGGAGGTGGTTAAATGCCGGACATCAAAACCAACATCAAGCTGTCGGGTGAATCGGAATATCGCAAGTCCCTCTCCGAGATCAACAACGGCATGAAGGTCCTCAAGTCGGAGATGCAGCTCACCACCGCCCAGTTCGCGGAGAACGGGAAGTCGGTCGAGGCCCTCAAGGCGAAGAACGACGTCCTGGAGCGCTCCATCTCCTCCCAGGAGGACAAGCTGCGCCTGATGCGCGAGCAGCTGGTCAAGACCGCCCAGACCTACGGCGAGGGCAGCGAGAAGACCATGAAGCTGCAGGCCGCGGTCAACGGCGCGGAGACCGAGCTCGTCAAGATGAAGGGCGAGCTGAAGAAGAATGAAGAGGCGATGGAGGAGTCCGGGAAGGCCTCCTCGTCGCTTGGAGATAAGCTCCAGGGCGTGGCGGACAAGCTGGGCGTGAAGCTCCCCGCCGGCGCGCAGACCGCCATCAACGGCCTGAAGAAGGTGGACGCCAACCTGGCGCTGGCAGCCACCGGCGCCGCGGCGCTGATCACCGCCTTCGTCAAGCTGGAGAAGGCCATGTTCAACATGGCCAAGGAGGCGGCAGCCGCCGCCGACGAGCTGGTCACCCTGAGCGCGCAGATGGGCGTCAGCACCCAGACGCTGCAGGAGTTCCAGTACGCGGCGGAGCTGGTGGACGTGGACGTCTCCACGCTCCAGGGCAGCCTGACCAAACTCACCGTGAACATGGCCAGCGCCTCCGAGGGCAACGAGAAGGCGCAGAAGGCCTTCTCGGATCTGGGGATCAGCATCACCAACGCGGACGGCAGCCTGCGCAAGGCGGACGACGTGTTCCTGGACGCCATCGACGCCCTGGGCAAGATCCAGGGCCAGACGGAGCGGGACGCTGCCGCCATGGATCTGTTCGGCAAGAGCGCCCAGACGCTCAATCCGCTGATCGACCAGGGGAGCCAGGCGCTCAAGGATCTGGCCAAAGAGGCCAACGCCACCGGCTACGTCCTGGACGACATCAGCCTGAACAAGCTCACGGCCATGGACGACGCCCTGGTGAAGCTGGACAAGACCCAGGAGAGCTTCCGCAAGCGCATGGCCGCCGAGTTCGCGCCCTACGTCACCGAGGCCATCGAGAAGGTGACGAAGATGTTCCAGCTCCTGGGCGACGCGGTGGTCCAGTCCGGCGCCGCGGAGGCGATCGGCATGATCCTCCAGTCCACGCTGAAGATCCTCGACCCGCTGGACCAGCTGAACAACGGAAAGCTGCCGACCCTGCAGAAGCTCCTCAACGGCATCGCCCAGCTCTGCGCGGCGATCAGCGACACCATGAGCTTCATCGTCAACGCGGCGGGCGTCGTCAGCTCGCTGAGCAAGCTGCAGTTCGGGAAGACGGGCCAGTACTGGTCGAACGCCATGAACTCCCTGGGCGTCTACGGGACCAACAACTACCAGACGATCAAATACTCGCAGCGCAGCTCCGGCTCCACCAATCCGTGGGAGCTCTACCAGGCGAGCGGGCAGTCGGCCTACATCGACTTTGAGTCCTGGAAGTACCAGAACGGCTACAACGCCGCCGGCACCCAGAGCTGGCGGGGCGGCTGGAGCTGGGTCGGCGAGAACGGCCCGGAGCTGGCCTATCTCCCGGCCGGCAGCCAGGTCAAGAGCGCGTCCGAGTCCCGGGGCGTGGGCGGCGACACGTTCTACATCACCATCGACGCGAAGAGCGTCAAGGAATTTAACGACGTGGTCCGTCTGGCCCAGACGGCCCGGCTGCGGATGCGGAAGGAGGCGGCGGGATGAGCACGACTGTCACGCTGAAGGCAACGAAAAGTGCAGGGATTGATTATACAAATCGATCCCAGCACGTCACGCCAGCCGCCTATTTTAACTCTGGATCTACGGCGAGCATTGATGTCCTCTTTGCGTTTCAGCAGCTAAGCAGTACATACCAGTATCGGGACATCGAAAGCCTCCGGTTTTATCTTTACATCAAGAACGTTTCAAACCAGCAAGGCTTCTTCAAGGCAATTATAGCCAGGTCTATCCTGGAATCGTTCAACATTGATACTGTGACCTATGATACCAGGCCAGATACAGCAAGCGATTCGACATACAACAACATCTATCTGGCGTGGGACGACACCACATATCGATGGGAGTTTGTTTACCCATCAGGTCACGAGATGGACGCCATTACAAACGGCGTCTATGTTTACGTCAATGCTATCAACATAGCATTCGCAACAAGCACCGCAGAATCTGCATACAGACCATATTTGTCCGTCACCCTATCAGATACAAACAGGAGCATAACTCCGACAGGGTACCCAAGAAGCGGATACAAGAACCCGCATAACGACATCGAGCTAAGCTGGTCAAATTCGATTACCTCTGGGAAGAGCGTTCTGACGCCTACGCAGACATCTGCAGTCGTCACCTGGAAAGAGACCGGCGGCGCGGAGAACACGATCAGCGTAACCACGGCTCAAAGCGTTACGATCCCGGCAGATACATGGAGTACCGGCACCAGTTACCAGTGGAAGGTCGCCGTCACGGACTCCGGCGGAACGACGACGACAACTGACTGGTATACGATCTCGACCACGGCAGCGGCAGCGGACCCACCGCGTCCGATTGAGCCGGACGGCGCCATCTATTCCAGCGATGACGCCATCGAGTTCCACTGGGTCATTGAACGATCGGCATATACCGGGACAGATCTGGCGTTTTCTCATGATGGAAGCAGCTGGGGCGATCCGGTCTACATCGCAGGAAACACAAACCGCTATACCCAGCAGGCCAGCACGTTCCCGTCCGGAACGAACTTCTGGAGGGCGAGATCCTATAACGAGGATGCGTCACCGGGCGACTGGAGCGATTCAAAGCAATTCATTGTTGTTGCGGCCCCGGAGGCCCCTTACTACGAGGTAACCAACACACCGCGGCCGACCATCTCCTGGGTCTCGGACGAGCAGCAGGCCTTCCAGGTCCAGATGGGCGACTATGACTCCGGCCTGGTCTTCGGCACGGCCCAGAGCTTCAAATGCCCGGTCTATCTGCCAAACGGCTCCACCACCGTCCGCGTCCGGGTCATGAACCAGTACAACCTCTGGAGCGACTGGTCCGGCACCCAGATCACCATCGCCAACACCCCGGGTACCGCGCCGGTCCTCACCGTCACAGCCGGCGCCGACGCCCAGCTCACCTGGACGGACGTGGGGGCGTCCCGCTATCTGATCTACCGCGACGGCGCGCTGATCGGAGAGACCGACGGCCTGTCCTTTACGGATCGTTACGCAAACGGCCAGGCGTCCTACTTCGTCCGAGCCGCCGAGGCCCTGACGACGCAGACCATTGCCCTGACGGACGACTACTACATCAACACCAACAATCCGTCCGGCTATGTAAAGATCGACAGCCCGACAGCTGCCGCCGACACCTGGTCCTATGCGCAGGTCGCCTGCGTGGAGGGCGATCGGTTCATCGTGACCGCCACCGGGTCGAACAGCTACCACCTGGCCTATACCTTCGCCCAGGCGGACAAGTCCAAGGTGGCGCCGACGGCGTCGGCCAACACCAGCTATACCAACGAGGCGCTCACCGCTCCGGCGGACGCGGCGTGGCTGGTGGTCAACGCGAACATGAGCAACGAGCGCTCCCTGAAGAAGATCGTCCATCAGGCGCCGGACTACTACACCGACTCGAACACCGTCAGCGTCACGATCGCCGTGCCCTGCCCGATGATCACCGCCATCGACGGGAACTGGATCGAGCTGCAGTACTCCACCGAGCCGATCTACACGGCCCAGAACACCCACACCCAGCAGGTCTCCATGATGGTCTACTCCGGCTCCG